GGAAGAGCATCGTATAATGCAGAAACGGGTGGTAATTTAAAACCACCAGTAAAGTCGGGAGATAACCCTCGTAGGGCATCCTTTTTAGCACGAATGGGCAATATGCCTGGCGCTGAGATGAAAGATGGGAAGCCTACCCGACTCCTATTATCTCTTAGAGCTTGGGGCGCATCGTCCAAGGAAGACGCTAAAGCAAAGGCTAAAGCGATCTCTAAGAGGAATAAATGAGACCTGTATCTGTCGGAGTTGAACCTACAGCCGCTACGCTGACTACTGTTTATACAGTACCTACGGGTTATTACGCCAAATTTACAGTCATGTATATCCACAATACTGGTGGATCGACAAAACACATTACTGTGGTGTGGAATGATGCAAGTGCCGCCACTTCCTACGACATCCTGACTGAATACAACTTTACTTCTAAGCAATACCTTCAATTTGATGGCAATGCTTATATCGTTTTAGAAGAAGGCGATAAAATTCAGATTACGACTGAAGCGGGTAGTTCATTCAGTTTTATTGCCACATTTGAAGTATCAGGAGCGCAACGAACATGACCTACTTAGAACTTGTTAATGATGTTCTTATACGCTTGCGTGAGAGTTCAGTCTCTACTGTTGGCGAAACAACCTATTCTTCTTTGATTGGCAAGTTTGTCAATGATGCTAAGAGACAGATTGAAGACTCTTACAACTGGAATTGCCTTGCTCAAACAATCACAGTAACAACTACTAGTGGTACAAGTTCCTATGCTTTGACAGGTGCGGGGCAGAAGTTTCGTGTTAATGACGCTCTGAACACAACAAGTTTGATTGGTCTGCGCAATATTGAGTTTGTTGACATGAACCGCAAACTAAACCTTGGTGCGCCTTCACAATCTATTCCTTCAGAGTTCTGCTTTAGCGGTGTAGATGGTAATGGCGACACCAAAGTAGACCTATTTCCCGTTCCTAATGGTACTTTTACTCTGTTGTTTGACTTGACCATTCCTCAAGCTAATCTGTCTGCTGATGGCACATCTGTGAAGGTTCTTGATTACTTGGTGACTCAAAGTGCTTATGCTCGTGCTTTGATTGAGCGTGGTGAAGATGGTGGAACAAACTCTAATGAGGCTTATGCTTTGTTTAGAGGAATGCTCTCTGATGCCATTGCATTGGAGTCCACTCGTTATCCTGAAGACAACTTTGTGGCGGTCTAATGGCAGCACAACTCCAAAGTTACAGTCTCTCAGCACCAGGCTTTTATGGCCTGAATACTGAAGATTCTCCCCTTGATTTAGGGGCTGGCTTTGCTTTGGTTGCAACTAACTGCATCTTGGATCAGTATGGTCGTATTGGTGCTAGAAAAGGTTGGTCAAGGGTTAATTCCTCTTCTGGAAACCTTGGCGCTAATGATGTTGGTGTCATCCATGAGCTAGTCCAGACTGACGGGACTCTTACAGTTCTGTTTGCTGGAAATAACAAACTATTCAAACTTGGCACTTCTAATGCGGTGACTGAGTTGACCTATGGTGGTGGAGGAACAGCACCTACCATTACTGCATCTAATTGGCAGACTGCCTCTTTGAATGGCATTGCTTACTTCTTCCAAACAGGTCACGATCCACTCATTTATGACCCCGCAGTAAGTACTACTACTTATCGCAGAGTTTCTGAGAAGTCTGGTTATGTTGCGACTGTTCCTCAAGCAAACATCTGTATCTCTGCTTTTGGTCGCTTGTGGGTAGCTAATACTTCTACAGATAAGGTCACTATCAGCTTCTCTGACCTGATTGCGGGTCATGTATGGGGTGGTGGTACTTCAGGAACATTAGATGTCTCCCGTGTATGGCCTAATGGTGCTGATGAAGTCATGGGCTTGGCAGCTCACAATGATTTCTTGTTTATCTTTGGTAAACGACAGATTCTTGTTTATTCTGGTGCTTCTACACCCGCATCTCTTGTTTTGAGCGACACAGTAGGCTCTATTGGATGTATTGCAAGGGATACCATACAAAGTATTGGCTCTGACGTTGTTTTCTTGTCAGACTCAGGTGTTCGTTCGTTGATGAGGACTATTCAAGAGAAGTCTGCACCTTTGCGTGACCTATCCAAGAATGTTCGTTTTGACCTAAATTCATCATTGGCAAGTGAGACATTGGCTAACTTGAAGTCTGTTTACTCAGAAAAAGAAGCCTTTTATCTGCTTGTTTTACCCGCTACTTTCCAAGTCTATTGTTTTGATACCAAGCAATCATTGCAAGATGGGGCTTCTCGTGTAACGAAGTGGGACTCAATTGCTCCTACTTCCTTGCGTTCTTTGCGTAATGGCGACTTGTATATTGGTAAGAATGGGTATATCGGTAAGTATGGAACTTATCTTGATGACGCAACAACGTACCGATTTGCGTACTACACAAACAATGCTGACTTAGGAAACCCTAATCAGATTTCTATTTTGAAGAATGTCACCGCCATTGTGATTGGTGGATCGAATCAGTTTTTGTCTATCAATTGGGGTTTTGACTACTCAGGTTCTTATCGTGCTGAGAACGTCTACATCCCTGCTCAAACAAGTTATGAGTATGGTACGGCTGAGTACAACATTGCTGAGTACACAAGTGGTGTGCCAATTAAGACGTTAACAGCAAATGCTTCTGGTTCAGGAAAGATTGTCCAGACTGGATATGAGACTACGATAAATGGAACATCGTTTTCTCTACAAAAGATTGAAATTCAAGCCAAAGATGGCAAAATCGGCTAAGGAGAATTATCTTGTCAAATTATACAAAGACCACCAATTTCGCTAGTAAAGACAACCTGTCACCTGGCAATCCCCTAAAGATTGTTAAGGGTACTGAAATTGATACAGAGTTCAACAACATTCAGACTGCTGTTGCGACTAAGACAGATAACTCTGCTGCCGCAATTACTGGCGGTTCAATTACTGGTATCACAGACTTAGCGGTTGCTGATGGCGGTACTGGTGCTTCTACAGCCGTAGGTGCTTTGAATAACCTGTTGCCTACGCAAACAGGTAATGCAAACAAGTATCTCCAAACTGATGGCACTAATGCCACATGGGATGCAGTAAGCCTTTCTACTTCTGACATTACTGGCACTTTGCCCGTAGCTAATGGTGGTACTGGTGTAACTACCTCTACTGGTACAGGCTCTGTTGTTCTGTCAAACAGTCCTACTCTAGTGACTCCCTCCTTAGGAACTCCTACTTCTGGTACAGCAACTAACCTCACAGGTCTGCCGATCTCAACAGGTGTTTCAGGTCTTGGCACTGGTGTAGCGACATTCTTGGGTACACCTTCAAGTGCTAACCTTGCATCTGCTGTAACAGATGAAACTGGCTCTGGTGCATTGGTGTTTGCCAATAGCCCAACTTTGGTTACTCCTGCTTTAGGCACTCCATCTGCCTTGGTTGGCACAAACATCACAGGTACTGCTTCTGGTTTGACTGCGGGTAATGTAACAACTAACGCTAACCTTACTGGTGCTATTACATCTACTGGAAATGCAACATCGCTTGGTTCGTTCAGCTCTGCAAACCTTTTGGCTGCTTTGACTGACGAAACAGGAACAGGATCAGCAGTATTTGCGACTTCTCCCACTTTGGTGACTCCTATCCTTGGAACACCTACTAGCGCAACATTAACAAACGCTACAGGGCTTCCAATCTCTACTGGTGTGTCTGGTCTAGGAACAGGCGTTGCAACGGCTCTAGCGGTCAATGTAGGCTCTTCTGGCGCACCTTTGGTCAATGGTGGTGTGCTTGGTACTCCATCAAGCGGTACTGCTACAAACTTGACAGGCTTGCCATTGTCTACTGGCGTAACAGGAACTCTTCCAGTTGCCAATGGCGGTACAGGACAAACCTCTTACACAGATGGTCAATTGTTAATCGGTAACTCTACTGGTAACACCCTGACCAAAGCCACTTTAACGGCAGGTTCTGGCGTAACGATTACCAATAGCGCAGGTGCAATCACTATTGCTGCCTCTGGTGGCGGTGGATCAGGTGATGTTGTTGGCCCATCTTCTTCTACTGATAACGCTTTGGTTCGTTTTGATACGACTACTGGTAAGTTGGTACAGAACTCAGTAGGTATCTTGAGTGATACAGGTGCTATCTCTGGTTTAACAGATATTAGTGCTTCTGGCTCTGTAACCCTCTCTGGAGGCACAGCAAACGGAGTTACTTACCTAAACGGCTCAAAGGTTCTGACAAGTGGCTCTGCGCTAGTCTTTGATGGCACTAACTTGGGAGTTAATGTATCTCCATACAATCCAGTTGGCGCAACAATGGCTTCGTTGACTGTTCAAGGCTCTGCTTATGGAACTTTGTATGTACAGGCAAACTCTGCATCTGTGCGTGGAACATTCAATGCAACATCTGCAAACAATACTGTAAACCTTGCCGCACTAACAAACCACCCTCTTACATTTGCAACAAACGACGTAGAGCGTATGCGCCTTGATACATCAGGCAATCTATGTCTTGGGACAAGTACAGTTTCAGCTGGCTACAAACTTGATGTTCGTGGAAACATAAACACACAAGCCGCAACATCTGGAACATTTTTATCATGCGGTGATGGCACAGACCAAGTTATATTTGGTTCATATAAATCAGTTATAGGTGCTGGCAATTTATATGATGGAATTATTTACGCTGGTAAAGCTACCGCAAATCTATCGTTTTATTTAGGCACATCCCAAAAGATGTTGCTCGACAGCGCAGGCAATCTAGGCTTGGGAGTTACTCCGAGTGCTTGGGTGTCAGGGTATAAGGCTTTCCAAATTGGGCCTATTGGCTCAGGAAATATCTATGCGTCCTCAAATTTTATGGGGACAACTGTTAACGCCTTTACAAACACATCAGGCGCAGACACTTATGCCGCAACAGATTTGGCAACAAAGTATTTGCAAATAAGCGGGACTCATCGCTGGTACAACGCCCCATCAGGCACAGCAGGAAACGCTATCTCCTTTACCCAAGCAATGACGCTAGATGCGTCTGGGAATTTATGTGTTGGTAGCACTTCTTCGCTTAGTTCAGCCGCAAACCGCATAGATTTAACAGTTAACGGCACAACTACTTCCGTGATGACATTGGGTGTAGCTGGAACGGCAACTTCAATCTTTTACGCATCGTCAGGATTAACAATCCTTGGCACTAAGACTGCTTCTCCGCTTTCTTTTTACACAAGCGACACAGAACGAGCCAGAATTAACTCGTTAGGCAATTTGCTTATTAAATGTACTTCTAACCCAAGTGCTTCTGTATTTGGTTCAGCATTTATTGACAATGGCGTTGGTGCTTCTGTTTTATATCAATCTAC